ACTGAAAATACTGGTCGTGGTATGAGTATCTCATTGTTATATCTTGACGAGTTCGCATTCGTAAGACCAACAATCGCTGAACAGTTCTGGACATCTATCACACCAACTCTAGCAACTGGTGGTAAGGCTATCATTACAAGTACACCAAACAGTGATGAGGATCAATTCGCATTGATATGGAAGGGTGCCAATAAGACTGAAGATGAATTCGGTAACAAGACAGAAGTAGGACAGAACGGATTCAAAGCATATAGAAGTTATTGGCATGAGCAGCCCGGTCGTGATGACAAATGGGCTGAAGAAATGCGCAGTCAACTAGGACAAGATCGTTTCAATCGTGAGATCGGTTGCGAATTTATTATCGCAGACGAGACATTGATCAATCCTAACACACTCATACAACTTGAAGGAACTGAACCCATAGACCGTATGGGACAAGTACGTTGGTATAAGAAACCAACTAAAGGTAATATCTATGTTGTAGGATTAGATCCTAGCTTAGGTACAGGAAGCGATCCTGCAGCCATACAGATTTTCGAAGCCACTACTACTACACAGATTGGTGAGTGGAAACATAACAAGACAGAGATTCCGCAACAAATCAAACTATTAGCAGATATCAACAAGTATATCGTAGATATCACAGGAGAGTCTAATAATGTCTATTATAGCCTAGAAAATAATAGTATAGGTGAAGCAGCATTGATATCACTGAATGAGTTCGGAGAAACAAATGTTCCTGGCATATTCTTTAGCGAATATGGAAAGAAGCGCAGGGGCTTCAATACTACGCATAAGGTTAAATTAACGGCTTGTGCTAAGTTTAAGACATTATTAGAGTCTAAAAAGATGACATTATACAGTCGCTCTTTAATATCAGAATTAAAGACATTCGTGGCTTCGGGTGGTAGTTATGCAGCAAAAGTCGGAGATAACGATGATCTTGTGATGGCCGCACTGTTAATAGTTAGAATGCTACAGCAATTACAGGATTTTCACCAAGATATCGAGGGTAGAATGCGTGACCATGAAGAGTTCACACCCCCGTTGCCGTTCTTTGCAGTAATCAATTAAAGAATAAATACACTTATGCCCATTACTAATCAAACATTAAACAACAACCTTTATGATAACCTGTATGCTCAGGGTTACAGCCCTGATCCTTTAGACAGCATGGGCAAGGAAGCACAGATTAAAGACGCAGATGTTTTCAGACTAAACTATAAAGATGACGACGGTACTATTGGTCAAGTTTGGATGGCGGTAGTAGACGGCGCACTCACTATATGGCTTGATAACAAGTTCACAAAGACTAAGAAGTTTGAAAATTTTAATAAATTTTGGAAGAACTGGTCACAACAACAAACATTGCGTTGGGAAATTACTAACAGAGACCGATTGGTCACTGACATGAAAAAGAGGACGGATATGAAAAAGCAAGAAGATCAACTTAATGAAGGGTATTATGCTCTAGGAAAACAAAGAAGTTATAGCGATAGTGTACCAACTGTCAAACTCATCATACAGCATACCCGTCAACTTGAAGAAGGTGAACAGCGTTTCCGTAACATCGCCAAGATTTTCGTAGAGAACACAGGCGGAGAAAGATTCTTGTTACCAACTAATCGTCCGGGATTAGCAAGAGTGTTTGCAAGACATATAGCAGAAGGCGGCACTCCTTATGATGATAAAGGTCGTCATATCACTAACCTTGTTGAAGATTACACAAAGATGGCAGGATTCGTTCGTGCTACACGCAAGGGTCAATTTAATGAATCAGCATTAAAATTAATCAATGAAGGATTGCTACATTACAATAACCTACGCATGACATTGCAAGGTATGACTAGCCATCGCGGTTACAACAAGTACTTTGAGAGTTATACTCCTGTATTGAATGAAGAAACTGACGATGATATATCATTAAATGAATTATTTGTGCAGGAAACATTAGACCCGCGCATCGAAAGCGTGATGCCTATCCTTAAGAAACTTTCAAAGAATATTACAGAAATGAATGAAGTAAACGAATTGGCAGAATGGGCAGAGTCAATCACAGAAGTAGAAGATGAGACTACTAAAACATTAGCAGAACCTGCTGAAGATATGCTAGAACAATATGTATCAGAGTTATCAATAGGTACAATCAAGTTTGCTCAGGGTCAGGCAGGTGAAAGAGCAGAACAATTTAAGAAAGAAATAGACAGACTAACGAACAGACCCGGCGGCCCTAATAACAATGAACAAGAAAAAATTAAAAAATATGAACAGGCTTACAAACACTATAGAAATTTAGCAAATAAGGCCATGTTCCATCCTTCTAAGATGGATAATATCAAAACAGCAAAAAAGATGGATACCATGCTACCGGCTAAAATGCGTAATGTTGCTGAAGCCCCCGGTGCAGAAACATTGAAGCATAACCAAGATACAGAAAAATCAAATCTAAAAGCATTTGATTTAGGTGAAGGGTTCAGTCCTAGTCAAGAAGTAGCAGATCAGATTGTAGACAGCCTAGGCGGTGAATCTGATCTTAACAGCGATGATATCTATCGTGCTGTTGACGAATATCAAACCATGATGGACAGTCCATATAAATTAGACACAGATGAAATAGCACAGATCGTCATGGATCGCTTAAAGATAACGAACGATGACATAGACGAGACTTTGAATGAATTAAGCCCAGAAACAAAAAAGGCTTATGCTGCCGCAGCAAAACAAGATAAAGAATTCAATACAAAGGGCATGAATCAGGCATTACACAGAGCAGCCACAGATCAGGCTCCTGGTCGTGCTGAGTGGGAAGACGAAGCAGAATTCTTCAAGTCAGTCAACGCCAAGCGTGATCGTGGTTTAAAACGAGCAGGCGTTGATGAAGAGTTAGAAAACGAAGTATTGGACGCTGTATCCGATGATCTCATGGGTGATCTAGATGAAAATCTAGATGCTAACCAAAAGCGTGTAGGTCAATTAGGCCCAACTGAAAAGGTCAAGAATAACAATATTGGCAAACTAGTTGGTGCAAATGAAAACCGCGAGTTTGATGATATCAAGCGTTTGGCTGGATTAAAGTAATTTACCCAATACACAATAAATTAATATATTTTGCTCATCAATAGGGCATAAGTATTATTGACACACGATGACATTAGTGTATAATGTCATCATGTGTTAGTTGTCTCCGACAACGAACATTAAAACACATTTAGGCTCAACATAGGCATTTTTTATAAAGGAGATTATACTATGGCAAATCTAGCAGATATCCGTGCCCGTCTCGCGGCACAAGAAAGCAAAAAAGCAGGTCAGGGTCAACGCACCCAATCAGATAACGCAATCTATCCCCACTGGAATATGGAAGAAGGTACTACTGCTACCATTCGCTTCCTTCCTGATGCGGATACAAAGAATACCTTTTTCTGGGTAGAGCGTCAAATCATCAAGTTGCCGTTCAATGGCGTCAAGGGTGATCCAAACGCAAAGCAAGTAGTTGTACAGGTTCCATGCGTTGAGATGTATGGCGACAACTGTCCTATCCTGGCTGAAGTTCGTCCTTGGTATAAAGACGATACTCTCAAAGAAATGGCTAACAAGTATTGGAAGAAGCGTAGTTATCTGTTTCAAGGTTTTGTTCGCCAGAACCCAATCGGTAATGATGTGACTCCTGCGAACCCAGTTCGTAGATTCGTCATCAGCCCACAGATTTTCACTATCATCAAGGCAAGTTTGATGGATCCAGATATGGAAAACATCCCAACTGATTTCTTGAATGGTACTGATTTCAATGTCAAGAAAACAAGCAAGGGTGGTTATGCTGACTACTCTACTTCAAACTGGGCCCGTCGTGAGAGCCCATTGACTGAAGCAGAGCAGGCTGCTATCGAGGCTCATGGTCTCTTTAATCTAACTGACTTCTTGCCAAAGAAGCCCAGCGAAAGCGAACTCCGTGTAATCAAGGAGATGTTCGAGGCTTCAGTAGATGGTAAGCCATACGACAATGATAAGTTTGGCGCATACTATCGCCCATATGGTCTTGAGGCTCCAGCAGGCGCCGCAAGTGCCCCTCATGTGACAGAGACTACTACACTCAATGTTTCGGCAAAGAAGCCAGTAGTTGAAGACACTGATGAGGAAGAATCAACTAAGGCAAGTGAACCAGTAACTGTTCCTAAGAGTACTTCTAGCGACAAGGCGCAGGACATTTTAGCGATGATCCGTAGCCGTCAGCAGAAGGGTTAATAAGATTGGGGAGGGTTCGCTCTCCCCATTCTTCTTTTTTTAGGAGCAAGATCATGACACTACCAGACGAAAGATATCGCGCATTAAAGCAGGGTAAAAAGTTATTAGAAGAACTTTGTGATCCGGGCAAGACCCCACGTGTACCGTCTATTGTCCGTGATCGTGCCCGTGGTGCATTACGACACTATCCAAATGATTATGAACTTGATCGTATCGCGGATAGTTGTCCTGATATGCTTGACAAAATAGCATTTAATGATAGACTATTACGAAAGAATATTTTTAAATAAGGAGGGCCTGTGGCCAAACCATTTGATGTTAGCAAATTTAGAAAAGATATTACCAAAAGTATTGAAGGGCTCAGTATTGGTTTCAATGATCCTACTGATTGGATCAGTACCGGTAACCACGCTCTCAATTATCTTATTAGCGGAGACTTTAACAAGGGAGTCCCGTTAGGCAAGGTAACTGTATTTGCAGGTGAATCAGGTTCGGGCAAGAGTTATATCTGCTCAGGCAACCTAGTTCGTCACGCACAACAGCAAGGCATTTTCGTTGTACTAGTTGATACAGAAAATGCGCTTGATGAAGATTGGTTGAAGGCACTAGGTGTTGATACCAGTGAAGATAAACTTTTGAAGTTGAATATGGCAATGATTGATGATGTTGCTAAGACTATTAGTGAGTTTATGAAAAATTATAAACTTTTACCAGCAGACGATAAGCCTAAGGTATTGTTTATCATTGACAGTCTTGGCATGTTACTAACTCCAACTGATGTGAATCAGTTTGAAGCAGGCGATATGAAGGGTGACATGGGTCGCAAACCCAAAGCACTTACAGCACTTGTACGCAATTGTGTAAACATGTTTGGTAGTCATAATGTTGGTCTAGTCGCAACTAATCA